TCATGATTGAATTCGACAGACTATCACGCAACACATCACGATCCATTTTTCTCTCCACAGTATTTTATTTTGTTCAGTTTATAATGAACAAATGAATAAATCAATACTTAAGATTGTTTATTCCACAACGCTCGCACTCGTTCCCATTCTTTGCGGTCGCAGTCGTGACCAAGAGGCTTCCACATGCCTTGCGGATTGTGCATTCGTTCCCTGTCATCATTTCCAAATTCTTCTTCAAGTTCTCGTTCAATAAGAGACCTAACATTAGGCGGAAACTTATCCCAGTTAGCGATAAGCCAATCAGCGCATTCGCCAACAATGTAAGTCATTCGCCCGAGGCAGTACCGAAAAGCAGAAGTCGCCATCAGCCCGTTCATACCCCATGCTTCTTCGATAGTCAATTCTGGTTTAATCTTTTTCACTTTTTATCCTCTGGAACTGCAATTATCACACATTTTTGATCTCTAGGTAAAGATTTTTCACATTGTTTTAGGGCATCTGTTGCTTGCGTGAATGAATCCGGGCAAAGTGCAATAAGCAAACAAACAGTAATTACTATGCCACCTAGAAAACCTATAAGACTTACAATATCTTCTTTCATATCAAATTCCTCGATTAATCACTTCAAGCATAAATTTAATGCGACCGGGGCAATTCCATCGGTCAGAGATATACCAAAACTCAGCCTTTATATCATCCATATTTTCGGTATTTTCTACATAATACGCATAGGTTTTATAGGTTTTTCCGGATTCAGTTAGTTCAGGATCAGTCTTACGAAACCATTCTAATCTTTTTAGCAAATGCTTCTTACACTTCTGAAAATGACTTAGATAGTTATCACGAGCAAACCGTTTGAAAGCTAGATTAATGTTACGATTGATTTCTTGTGGTCTCATTCTTTGACCCTTTCTGCCAGCATTGCATCGGCCATTTTGTACGCCCATGCCGCAATTTCACTCTCGGTGTAATTTTCGATTCCTACAGCCGCCAAACAGGTGATTTTTCTGGTCAGAATGTTTGCACACGCCTGACGCTCAGCCGCCGTCGCCGCTGCCCAAACATCTTCCGCAATAAGCCTCATTGTAACCGCTAATACGGTATCTTGCATACCAAGACTCGCCCAGTATTGTTCAAATGCTTCGCTTTTATTCATTCTTCAATTCCAAAGTGTTCTTTAATTAAAGAGACACAATAATCATGAGATCTTGGATGAATGTCTCTTGTGTCGTCATCGAGTAGGTCAATACATCCCTGCAAAATCAACTCAGCGAACTTCTCTTCAAACGATACAGGATGCCCAAAATCTGGACTTACCGCAGTAGCATCCCAAGCCTGTTCAGCAAGTTCTTTAATTCGCTCATTCATTCTTTGTTCTCCAAAAACAGTTTGACTTGTTTCATTTTTAATCCACAACGCTTTGCGATAACAGACAAACCCATATTATGCTCCACTCGCAGGTGGGCGATCATTAGCCTTAAAGCCAATGTCTCTGCACTTTTTGCAGCGTTGGTGGCATGGGACGCAGCATTAGAATGCAGATTATATAACTGAACTTCATTCATTCTTCCTCCTTAATGCCAAGTTTCAATTTAAGGGCATCTATCGCTTACGGGAATAAATCCGGGCGAAGTGCAATAAGCAAATAAACCATAGCTACTATGGTAGCTAGAAAACCTATAAGGCTTACAATATCGTCTTTCATATCTAAGATTCTCGTTTCAATTTATAAGTCAATTATAGGATACTTTCACTTAGAAGACAACCATTCCTTCCCCAGCTTTTTCCTGACTAATTCATCGTCTTCCATGATGGCACTATCAAGATATTCACTGTAGCATACCGCGTAGACACTGGCTATATCCTGAGCAATGAATTCCACCGCTTCTTTCTCCGGCCATGGAGCCCTTTCAGAGATCACATCAATGCGATCTAGAATTTCCTTGATGATGCGGTCATCAAGCTCGATTTCAATTTTCATTCTTCAATCCTCATTTCAATTTATAAGTCAATTATAATCTATAAATTAAAAAAAGTAAACAACTTTCTTTCTTGTAAAATCAATAACTTAGGTTATGCGGAAGTGGTGTCTGGAAAAAGAGAAATATAGCGTTGTTTCAATTCCATCTTTGGCGACAAGAAATGATTAACGTGACCAACTTTATTGAGTCGCAATCCATCTTCATATTCTTCTGCAAAATCCAGATAAGGAATTAAATCAATGTTCGAACCGTCACCCCTGATCTCTACTGGACGCCGAACGCAATAGTGATCAAAATCAGCAGGGTTACTAAGATGTTCTCCAATAATCGCCTTTCCATTTTTCAACACAAAAATTTGAATATTCATAAGGTGTTCCATTTAGTCATTATTCTTCCCCTCCGCCTTTTCAAGCCAATGCATTACCGCTGCTAAATTGCACGACCTCAATTGCGCTCTCCGTGCCGCATAAAATGCCTCTTGCGTTCGCTCCACATACATTTTCTTCCACTCGGCACCATAACCCCGCTCGGCGGCACGGGCTTGATCTTGAGCAAGACGTTCCCACGTTACTTCTGCAAGTAGAATTCGTTCGTTCATTCTTTAACTCCAAAATGTTCTTTTAGTTCATCAAGAGTTTCAATCAGTGTTTTGTTTTCAGTCATTATTCTTCCCCTCCGCTTTTTCAATCCACTCTATCGCATTCGTCGCCAGTTCTTCCACCTCCTCCGCTGCCCTCAACGCCGCCCACGCCACGTCCGCCGCCTGTTCCGCCGCCGCCGACACCTCCGTCGCCTGAACCGCCTCCCACGCTGCGTCCTGCGTTCTCTCCGCGCACATCTTGGCCCACGCCTCACCGTAACCCTTCTGGTCGGCGTAAGACTGGTGTTGGGCTAAACGTTCCCATATTTCATCAAGTGTCATTATTACTCTCCATCCGATGGCAAGAATCACATCGAGTCGTAATCCAACCATCATTTCTGTTCTTGCCTTTGTTACCACAAATTTCACAGATACGCCTACTCATGGATTCAGCCATTGTGATCAGTCCGAGGATATATTCATCTCCACCGTCAATATAGAACCTAAGCTCACCAAACTTTTCTTTGACTTGCATAACGACGACTTGAGGAGCATCACCGCCTCGACCATATACTATATGATTCTGAATGTGACCGCATAGAAAGTTGATAAGATCATACCATCCATCGCCACAGTCAAACCCCCAACACATAGCAGTTTCTTGGGGAGAACCGTTTCTCTGAGCAAAGAGTACAGGATACTTTTTGCACAGTCGTTCATCTAGTTCTGGACTCATTCTTCAATTCCTTCAATTCCAAAATGTTGTTTTAAAAGATTAGGATATTCACTGGCAGGAATTCTATGATCTATAAAATCTTGAATAACTATGCCGCATTCCTGCACAATCAATCGAGCAAAATCTATGACCTCTTGTTGATCTGCGTACCCCGAAACAAAGTAGTTCGGGGGTGTTTCGTTATCTATGTAGTTCAGCAAATGCGCCTTCAATCCAAGTTCAATAATTCGTTTATTCATTACGTTCCACCTTTCTCTCCACTGTACTGTTAATGATCTACCAGTAGTATAAACAATGTCAAAACTATCATTCGCAATGTATTTCCGATTGCGGTTGCAATTTACATATTCGCCTCGATCATCATCAATATAAACCTGTCGCATCTGGGTGAAGGTATGATCCACATTACCATCAACGACGACTCGGGTAGTAATTTTGCGTTTGGTCATTCTTCAATCCTTGTTTCAATTTATAAGTCAATTATAAGCTATAGCTTATAAAACGTCAATAATTTTTTTTAATACCAAAACGATCTTTAATCACACTAATAGGATGCGGATATTCTTCACCGGGAAGACGCCAACTGTATGGTGTAATGATATCAATGCAGTCTTGAATAATCAACTCAGCGAATTTCTCTCTGTCAAAGAAATAATAACCAACTTCTTTGGTTTCTGCCTGTTCTGCAAACTTTCGAATTCGTTCGTTCATCGTAATTCCTTAATTTCAAATCGATCTTCACCTCTCTCACGGATTCTATGGGCAACAACGTCGTCAGTTATGCCAAATAACTGCGCCTCCTCATCCGCTATCCGAGCGCACGCCTCGCGCTCCTTCTCTCGTTCTTCTTTCAGTCTATCAGCAAACTTTTCTGCAAGAGCATCAAAGAATAATTTAGCACTCTCTTCAGCATCTCCTTCAAATACCATCACACCACTATTGAAATCAAGTCTTCCAACTTCGTGATCTCCATTGTGAAACACAACATTATAATCTGGTTTCAAATCAAAAAGAGAAAGGGAGTTAGTATTAGTTTCTGCCACTAAGTCCTTGATATTCATCATAGGATAATCAGTAATTTCTGTATTTTCTTTCATAGATTCTTTGCCTTTATTCTGTTCTTCCATCCAGCGAACAGCCATCATAAAGATATGGAGTTCGCTTAGACGATACGCAGGATAGTTAGAAAAACGCTTAAATGCTTCTAGGATTTCTTCTTCGGATAGTTCTTTCATTTCTTTCATAGATTCTTTGCCTTTTTTAAGGATCAACTCAACAAATCGTTCAGTTTGTTGCCACGCTTCTTCGGTAGCCATTCCTAATACATAGGATTTGATTCCGGCTTGAATTGCGAGGTCTTCGATTTCTTGTCTTGTCATTTTTTGCGTAATACCTCGGTTAACTGATCAATGACCAACTGTAAATCTTCTCTTGTTAGATACATATCAACTTCAATATCTGCTACATCGTCAGCATTTTCATTTAGAATAAGCACAAACAACTTTCCATCGTCCCTAACATCTCTAATCGACAGATCCACATATCTGTTATCTACATCATATACACACTTTGAAAGTAAGATCGTTGGCGTTTTCATTATGAACCTCTTAATCTAAAGATTTCTTTACATAATTTTTGATTTAACTCAGACACCTTGGCTTCCAGTTCTTCAATCCTGTTAGCGGCTTCAGCGATACAAGCATTTGCCACACCATCATCAGACTGAACATCTTCTGATAGGATTCGAAGAGCTTTGATGAGAGTCTTAGATTTAGTCTTCATTTTAACTTACTCCATTTTACCAAATGGTTAATAATGTCCATTGTCTCTTCACCAAGAGGAGTGCCACCTCTGGTTTCTTCCCAATGTCTTTTTGCGTCTTCTAAAGAAAGATTTCTACACCCCGCTTGAATTCGTTTAATCCCATCAGAACAATCAAGATAAACAAAGTAGTATCCATCAGATCGTCTGATTCCATATACCCGAGCGTCACCATCTACATAAGCGTTACCGGATACCTGAGCGTTACCAAATACATAAGCGTTACCAAATACATAAGCGTTACCATCTACACAAGCGTTACCGGATACCTCAGCGTCACCATCTACACAAGCGTTACCGGATACCTCAGCGTTACCAAATACACAAGCGTTACCATCTACACAAGCGTTACAAGATACCTGAGCGTTACCATATACCCAAGCGTCACCGGATATCCGAGCGTTATCAAATATCCGAGCGTTACCGGATACCTCAACGTCACCGGATATCCGAGCGTTATCAAATATCCGAGCGTTACCATATACCTGAGCGTTACCATATACCTGAGCGGTAGGATCGACATAGGCACTGGCTTCTACCTTAGCTGTGTCTGCCACCCAACCGCCTCCATTGGAGTGCTGATGAGCAGCTACCGGTCCATTACCGTCCTGAAAGTCATATGTAGTCATTTTTTCACCAAAAAATTGTATGATAAAGCCATAGACTGAACTTCTTCTGATAAATTTCGAAGAGCTTTGATGAGAGTATTAGAAATAAAAGTTTTCATCTCGCATCCAACGAGGTTCAAACCAATTGAGAGTCGTCTTCATAGCAAGAAGATGATTCTCAATTTCGACAATATCTTTTTCTTTGTCGCTGGTAAAGATACCAAAAGAATTGCCATTTCGATTGCGGTTATCTAGTTCCATCTCAAGCAAGGCAATAGCGTTCTTAATTTCATCGACCACGATTCGGTCGACCTGATCTTCATCTAGTTTAATCATTACTTCCATTTTAATCTCCTTTTAGAGTACAGGTGGTATGTTTTGGATCGAGCGCCTTGTTCAATATGCCACCTTTACTAAAGCATTCTTGTTCAAATGCTTGTTCAAATGCTTGGGCTTTCTGCTCGCAGTCCTTGCAACCGTTAATCGATACATACGCAATAGTGCCAAGAAAAAGTATACATAGTATAAACAATGTTGAAAGAAATGAAAGCACAAATCCAAACAACCAGTCATACCACCTAAAGTCAAGCAATGAATCGTAATCTCGATCTAACCGAGCTGTTGTCATTATTAGGAAATAGCACAAAAAGAAAATACCAATAACAATCGTTTGTACGCATTCAGCAAAAGACCACAAATTAATCACTTTGACCCCCTTGCGCGGATTGCATCGGCGCATTCTGACAGTTTCCACATCGTGCTCATGATGGCATTGACTCGGTCGTATTCTCCGCGCAGCGCGTAGTCTTTGGCGAACTGTTCGTGGCGGGCGATTTTGCCGGCCAGAATGTTCGCGCACGCTTCGCGCTCGGCGGCGGCGACTAGAGCGGCGAAGCGTTGAATGTCTGCGTCAACCCCAGTGAAAATATGCTGAGGTTTGTAGTTGAAAAATCCGACGATTTCTACATCGAACCCCGCCTCCTGCGCCAGCCGAATCACATCTTCTCTATTCATTTGATGCTCCAAATTTCTCAAGGTTTAGACAGTCATTATCGCGCAAAGCACGGATGACTGCAAGAGCAATACCGTAAGCATTCCGACCTGTATCAACGCCCCACTGAGCAGCTTTAGTGCATTCGATTATAATCTTTTCATCTAGAATCATAGAACGCTCAATAATATCTTCAGGATTGCCTACACGCTTTAGATAGGCTGTCCCACCATCTACAGCAATGGCTCCACATTCACAAGATTTGTAATCATGCCTATGAGCAGAGAATACAATTGCCTTACACTTATTACACTGAGCTTCATTTTGAATTATCATTGCACACTCCACAACAATCAGGATCACCACAAAGAGGATCTAGTTCTTTATGAATATCAGTTAATTTTTGCAGAAATTCTTCACCATAATCAATTCGATGAACGAATCCAAATTTCTTTTCATCAGACCAATTCTTAAGATAAGCGTTATCTTCATCAAAAGTCTTAAGATATTCTTCATCAGAAATTTCGCGAACAGACGATACTACCTCATCAACATGATACTGAGAGAATTCATCAAAGCGAGTATCGCCCATCCTCATCACCACTTCATCAGTAGCATGAGTCGCTTCTTTGGCTTCAACCACATAGCGAATACGAAAAATAGAAACAGTCTCAACCATATACTTTTTCAGATCCATTTTACAACCTCATCTTTTTCATCTAAAGAACTAAAGAAATTTCTATCATCATTCTTATAAATTTCTTCGCAATGATTGTCCCAAGGTTCTAAATGCTCCATAAAGAGATTCGTATGGAATTGTAGTTTACATCTGTCACACTGCACCTTTCGAGTCCTATCCCAAAAGATTTTGTGAATTCTTAATTGATGCTCGAAAACAAAACATAGAATTTTATTATACCATTTCATTTCTTTCTTCCTCCCAGAAACGGCAATAAAAATGATCGCCGTATGATTCAATTAGCGACTGAGGATATCCGCAATCATTCAGCCATTGATAAAAAGATTCAGGTGCGAGCAGCCCCTTCTTTTCTTTCTCCATTTGATTTAATACAGTCACGGGTATGACTCTAGGAAAGCCATACTTCCAACCACTCGGTGGATCGCACATGGTCAGTTTCATTCAAAATCTCCTTTATGTTTCTGTTTTCTCGTATAGGAAGTTCGGTTTCTTTCAATTTTCTGTTTGAAAGGTGTTCCGTGCCCATAGAGTTCAATTGCTCTGAGTTTTTTGTGAGGTACTTTGATTTGAATCTTTTGAGTTTTCATAACCAATAAATCATTATGATTGTTAACACAGTTACTATATCTGGTGTCAATAGGAATGAAAAGACTCAAAAGAATCTTTTCCTTTTATTTTTTGTTTATCTTCCTGCGTAGAGTATCTGAAGAATATGGATTGATCATGCCTTCCGCTCTTTTGGGAAGACCGAGATCGATATAGTTTTTAAAGTCCACCTGACTCATGAAGCAGTATGGGCTAAAATCTGCAAATGACGATTTATTCTCGGAAGTCAAAACGACATGCTCGATAATCCGAATTCCTTTTTTCTCGGTCACTTTCGGGCGATACTTAAATCCGCGATATTGATACTGGTAATACTCAATCATTTTTGTTCCTCTCATAACCAAAATGCTCGCAGCCTTTTTCCAAGGCTTCTTCAGTTTCAGCAAAAATTGTAATCGAAAGCGGAAACGTGCCCGCTTCGATTCGAATTGCGACTCCCAGCATTCCTAAATCCATTACATCGCGGAGAGTCAGATTATTTAGTTCCTCAAAAGGAATTTGAAGTTGGATAAAATCCATTATTGAATCACCTTTACGGAATAAGAAACTCCGTTCTGTTTCGACTGTATCGATTCACAGACTCGGAAATTCAAAAGATTGAGAACGATTTCAGCATCATCGTAAGAAAGGACTTGCCCAATATTTTTGACAGAGGTTTTAATCGAAAAGCCTTTAGAAAAGGAAATTTGGATTTGCATTAGATTGGCTCACCTTCGATGTTGGTTTCGATAGAGTTCGCGAGCAAAGCGGCTTTGCTCTTTTCGAATTCAGCGGGAGTGAATTTAAGGTCGAGGACGAGTTTGCATCCAGCCCCGAGGAACGCCTGTGCGGCGGCACTGGCGAATGCGAACACCTTGAATTTTACTTCCTCGGGACTTTCGAGGACGATGGTATCGAAAATGGAGTAGCCTTCAGCTACCGCTTTGTTGAAAGCGGCGTGCGGAACAGCGTAAGAGGAGTAGTAGGAAATCACTTTTGGAAAACTCCGTAAAAAGAACATGTGAACAGTATAGAGAATTCCAAAGATTGTGCAATCAAAAGAATACTAAAAAATTCAATGGCTTGCTATAACTGATTGTTTTTCTTTAAGTTTTACTCAAAATAACGGAATTTTAAGTTTCGTGAGTCTTGACCTTGCTCGGGCTAATTACATTCGGCAGATTTTCCGTAAGTGCTTGATTTTCTTACAAAAAGCATTCGGAGTGAACTAAATGTGATTCAACGTAAGTTATTGATTTTATTGAAAATAATCACCAACCTCTATCGACCGCTACCCTAATTTTCCAGCTGCCATATGTGATTTGCCCAGTTCCGGAGACCATTGAGACTATATTTGGCGCTGAAGCGGCAGTTCTCAGCCGAATTAATTTTCTCGTCACACCGGGTCCGGTCATTCCATCAGTGAATTTGCAAATATCTCCTTTGGTATATCCAAGTTCGGCTGTTTCATTAATCAATGATGCATCAATCACATACGGTATTGTTCCTATGTTGTGATCGAATTGATATGGACTGGCTGCTGTTAGAGTTGTGGATGTTCCCGAATATCTTCCCATATAAGAATATGAATTAGCAGAAGTTACTGTTGTCGCATTCGTAATCGCCTCACCCACAAAAACTCTATAAGATTGATTTGCTGTAGTACCATCACCCACATACATTATCATTTCTTGAATATTGAATGTCGATTGTTCTGATGTAACATTAGGCGTTCCATGATATTGATATACTGGAGCGAGAGTTGTGTTTCCTGTTGTGAGACTTCCATCAACATTAACTGTTACATATAAATAGCTAGTTGCACTAGGCGGAAGCGTCCAAGAAATATTATTTGTTGTAAATCCCGTTAAATCTTTAGATCCTCCATTCGTATAAAATGCCCTGGTCGTTGGGCTACTATCAGCAGCATACCAACCATTGGATGCAGTTACAATCAATGGAAAATTACTTGTCAATCCAGTTGTTGTTATTGTTAAAGACGCACTGGTCGAACTCAAAAAACTTGGTTTACCAGAAGATTCTTTAGGTCCACTTAATACAGTTTGTCTTACCGGAACTGATTTAATTATTGGTTCAGGAAGTCCAATAGGAGAATATATAGGAGCGCCGCTTTGAGATAACCAATTCAATGTTTGATATGGGAAAGTTACATTAATAAATGTAACTACACTCCCTGGACTATCATTTAAATCGCCATTAGTTAATTTGTAATTATGTCGTGCCCTGTATGATTGAGCAGTACTTCTTCCTGTTGGCATATTTCCTCTAAATCCAATAACAGTGTCATTATTCTCATTTTGAAATTTAAGAAAAGTATTTTCTGGACGACCAAACTCGGATAAAGTTAAATACTGACTTAGTTCGATATCTCCCCCATCGTCAATAGTTGGGGTTGACAATACCACATTATATTGAGTATTCGATACCGCGGATGCTGTTAGAATATATGTTCCTACATCTATACCTTGACCGGAAATATTCCAATAAGACAATTCATTATAACTAACAAAATTTTCTATATAATCCGTATTAAGTTTTAAATTTGTTACTCCAGCGGAAAAAGGAGTATTTGCTGATACAGTTTTAACCGTTCCAGCATTAAATATTGTACTATCTTCAGAAAATCTTGACGCATATGATGATATTATCGTATTATTTCTTCCGTTCGAAAGCCAATATCCAACGCCTGGATATTTTGTCGATCTATATTTCATTCCCTCACAACCAGTTCCAATAAAAACCATATTATTGCATAAATCTAATCTATAGGCCACACCATTATTTTCAGATCCCCCTCCTGAAATATATGCATAGGTATGCCCATAAAATCTAAATCCTGCTTCTAAACATGAGGTAGCAAAACAATTATCAAAACATGCACTGGTTCCTCCATTCATGTAATATCCTGTTCCAGCACAATATCTAGCTCTCACATTTTTAAAATTGGTTAAGATTGGCGTATCAATCTTGATTGCATTTCCCGCAAATTCCTCAAGAACAATATTTTCAAAAGTATTGTGTCTATTGTTTCCTGTTCTTGCCATATATATTCCCTGACCCCACGATGCATTGAGTCCAGGTCCTCTGAGGCTGAAATCTTTGAAGGTGACAAAATCTGCGTCATTAATTGGCGAACATGTAAACATGTAATTTTCACCACTGTTGCTGCCAAAAAATTGTCCTTCGGTATTTGCGCTATATTGTTGACTATGAATTTTGGTCGCTTCTCTTCCATTTCCTCTAATAATCATATTAGAGTAAAATATGATCGGGCTGCTGATGATATATGTGCCTGTGGGAAAGAAAATCTCTCCTCTTCCAAAACTTTTTACAAACTCGATTGTTGCTTGAATTGCTTCGGTATCGTCCGTTACCCCATCACCCTTCGCGCCGAATTGAGCAACGGATACTGAACCTGTAGGAACTGAGGTTAAAAAATCTCCAACCGTTCCTATCGTTCCTAACCTTGAATATGTAGACATGATAACTCCTGCACTTTTATATACAGGAGTTATTTATAAGAAAACTATGAGCCTCCCCATTGAGCATGAATTACGCCAACAGGCTTCGAATCTTTTTTGTCGATCATCATTTCGATATACTTATTCGATTTAACCGACTCGTCAAAATAATACAATTCCTCATCAACATCCTTTTCATCAAAGGTCTCGCTCAGCCACTCTTTAAAGCAAACGCGAGCCTGCAGGATGCTTTCGGCTTTAATCAAAATGCATCCAGTGGAATAATCCGCAAGGACGCCTTTAATAAGAAAAACATTCATTTTCTTTCCTTAATTCTTTTTAGGCAATTCACAGAGACTCTTGGAAGAAGATGGTGAAAACAAAAAGGTTCCACCAGATTCTTCGCATTTTTCGCGAAGTGTTTCGTTTGCATATTTATTTGCAAAAAGAATAATTGATAAAAACAAAATAAGGGTAGCGACTTCAATAAGACCAATACGCATAATTTCTCCTAAAATTTAGAATCATAGGCGATATCCGATTCGATATCGCAGTGGTTGCAAGCGCCGATTTTTTTGCCGTGAGGACAAGATTTTTTTCCGCACTCTCTGCATAGGGCATAGGGCCAACGATTATTCCAAAGGGCCTTTCCACAGGCCTGGCAATAATGCGTTGGCGGTGTCGGCTTAAACGCCATTTTTAATTTTCCTCCTCGCGTGAAGATTCAATCGAATCTAACCAAGCGTTCAACTCAGCAGTCTCTGCTTCAGACAGATCAGAAAAATCAAATTCTTCGGAATTCATAAGAAACACTCCTTATCCTTGGCGCTCAAGATATTCTTCAAGCGCATTCAGCTCGGAAAGCGTGAAATAGGCTTCTTCAAAAGAAGAGGATTTCAGCGAATTAGCATAGGCGATATAAGAAAAAAAGACTTCGGCTTTGGACATAAGGCTCTCTGCTTTCGTTTGGAATTTCATGCTTTCAGTATACGCATTTGAAAACCGAAAAACAGCAAAAAAACTCTAAAAATATCAATAATTTACGATAAATGACTGATTTTACTGAAATTTTGACCGAAAAAGCCGAAAAACGCCGATTTTTGAGCATTTGCACGACTATGATAGTGCGAAAAAGATTTCTTTCGGCATTTTTTCCGTAAATTATTGATTTTTAACGAAAACCGCCTCTGAGTGACAGGTATGCACATGTATCCAAGTGATTGATTTATAAGAAAATTGTCTTTTAGGGTTCACTTATGACTTGAACTCGGTCGTTTCCGTAAAAATGAAAGACTTGGACGCAAGCGTAAGGTCCGCGATCATGGAATCCCTCCAGATTTCCGTAGACATAGGTGCAGTCGTCATTCCCGAATTCCACGCGAGTCACATAAAAAGGATCGCCTGGGTGATTGAGGAGTTCAATCACCATTCCAGGCTTGATATGCGAGTGGTTGAGCGTATAGGGCATTACATTTCTCCTTCCTCGCCCTCAAAAAGGGCTTTGGCGCCAATCTCCGCGATCTGCTCCAGAAAGCCAATGGTAATCTTTTGGGCAGCCGGCGAGGCTGGCATATCCTTCAGAACATCAATCAGCCCATAAGTCTGATGAACCATCTCGCGGATGGCAAATTCGAGTTCAATCACGCGGTCCTCGTTATTGTCTTTCATATTAAAAATCCGCCTCATAGTGACCATAATCCTCTTCCGGGCTCCAGCACCACTCCAGCCGAGCTAAGGCGTGAACATCGAGGTCGAGATCAAAAACATCGAAACTTTCGTCGCCGGATTCCGGCTCCATCGAAACCATAGTTGCCTCAACCCATTCCATGGGAACATTCAGAACCTTGGCGATAACCGCCGGTTCAGCCCCCTCCAGAAGCATTTCTTGGATAGTAATATCAAGGTCAGCCATTTTAGACATAGTAAAATTCCTCTCTTTTATTAACGATAACGATTGTAAACTTCCAACGCCAGAGTCATCTCGGTGACCTTGTTATCAAGGTTGCTGTGGATTTCCCAGGCTTCACTGAGCAGAGCCACGAGGTTTTCGTCGCCGAGGTTTCGCGCTTGCTCTTTCGCTTGGAGCAGGAGCTTGGTGAGTTTGCTTGCTTTCATAGTGGTTTCCTTATTTGGATTCACGGAGATAGAGTATGATAAAAAAGACGCACCCGATGGTGACGATGGAATTGAATTCAACAAAATCGATGGCAGTAAACATTGTGGTATCCCCCTTAGCCCACGTTCAGAGGCTTGAGCCCCAGCTTTTTCTCAATCGTGCCGTACGGAACCCCGAGGTAATAATCAAGAAACTGATAGTCACCGCGAGTGCCGTAGGCATCATCCATCCAGCGAATGGCGGTCGCGATATCGACTTTGTGGTCAGCGCAGGTCTTGGACAACTGAGCCTCGAATTGAACCATCGCGACAGACTGTTCTTCTTGACGCTCGCGCTCGCGGGCATCAGCACACTTGCAGAGGTAATCCCACTCCTTCTGGAGTTCAGCGGGGCTGGCAACTTCCAACCACTCATAGTAGTGAGCGCCCGGGCGCCAACCGTTGGCTTCTTTATAGAGGTCAGAGAAGGAGTGGATATCGTAGGAATAAGAAGAAACAGCAGCGGAAAGAACAGACATGGAAATCTCCTTGGAGGATTCAGAAAGAATTTCGTTCTCAAATTTCATGCTGTTAGTTTAAGTATTCCAAAAAAGAAAAACAACGAAAAGAAACTCAAAGAAATCAATCACTTAATGTAAGTCGTTGATTTTCTTAAGATCCTTGTTCAATTTCCTGTAGCAATAAGAGGAAACCAGCCAAAAATTTCTGAGCCTTCTCCTCGGTGTTGAAGGCTTCAGAGTGGACCCAGCGCCCAATGTTATCGGTGACGTACCATTCATACCTGCCGCGAAGGGGATCATTCACGGGTTCGACCCAACGATGGTTTATGTAATATTTCATTCTATTCTCCTCTCATCAAATTCAAATAATAAAAAGTTCAATCAATAGAGGCGGCGCCTCATGAGTCTGCACTAATGTGCCAGAGGTATCGTATTCATGAACCTCCACAAAAGGCTGATTATGCTTATATCGCAAATTATTGCGTAGCCCGGCGCTACATGATGGATCAATTGCATTCTTCAATCTTTTATATTGCTTGGCCTCGCGCCAGTTGGTTGCAGGGCCATCGCCTCCTCCAGGACCTTTCAGATAAGACTGAATCATTGGATCGTATATCACATAGGTTGTCATGTTATTTCCTTTTTTAGCCCAGTTCGACCAGTGTGTAATACTTTTCCTTCACATCATGGAGGAGCAAGAGGCAGATCTCGTCCTGGGCGTCCATAGCGTCGGCCTCGCAGTTAAAGTCATACAGGTCACCGAACCAGTTCTCAACCACGTATCCCGCAGCCTGCACCAGGAACTCATTGTCGGCGGGCAGATTGTATTCCTGGGCGGTGCATTGAGCGGCCATATCGATAACAGCGGAGCGGTAGTTCATGAGTTTTTTCCCTTGCGTTTTCATTAAGCATAGATTAACAGAATCGGTCGTCAAAGAAAGAAAAAAGAATTCAAAGAAATCAATTACTTAACGTAAATTATTGTTTTTCTTAAATTCTTTTTAGAAAATTCCAAATGCTTTGCAAATGAACGCAATTAGCCAAACTAGGCATAGCGCCCTTAATACAGGATCGTCAGTGCCTCCGTACATGCTAGTCTCCTTTTACGCCGCTTTCGCGCCCGACTTGTCAAAAACGAAAAGAATTTCCTCATCCCCGATGAGCACCCGAGTCACGGGTTCCGTTCTCCACTTGAGAATGACGGGGGTTTCGAGATCAACCGTGTGCTGCACCTTGCCGCCATATTTGACGCGGCTTTCGACAACCAAACCCTTAATCGAAACCTCACCGAGGTATTTCGCCACAATCACAGAGCCTTCCAAATTCCAGTTCATTCTATTCTCCTTAGGCTTCAACGTAAGAAATCTTAATCGAGACAGGATAAGGCTGATCGCTGTGGAGTTCTGAACACTCCGTCGCAGCCTCCAGGCTGTCAAAGTTTCCGAACACCCAGCGGAAATCGCCGGTTTCAATCATCACGGTGTAAACTTTTTTCATTTCTTACTCCTCAATTTCACTATGGATGTAGCTTATTCTCTTTCCAGGAGAAAATCAAGCGACTTTTTTGTCTCGGAAGTTCACCTGGAATTTCATCATCTCCAGATTCTCCTCAGAGCCAGCGAATGTTGCAGTATCCAGATGGCCGCCCCAGCGCGAAACGTATTCAATCATCAGCCACGGGATAAGCTGATTCGCAAGGTTTTTTGCGAGGTAAATACTCTTCACTTCACCGCGAATCGTGCCAGCAGCAGACTCGTAGCGCACTCGGTCACCAATCATAATCATATCAAGTTTTTCCATTTTGAATTTCCTCAATTAGATTTTAAGCGCAGTAAGTATAACCCAGTTCGTTCATGAGAATATCACGAACCTTGATGCAAAGCCTAAGCTCATCTTCCACAACGGCTTGCCGGTCGAGATTCTCCATCGAAAAAGCGCGAATCTCCATCGCCTCGACAATCGCATTCACGGTCTCCATATCGCGATTGCGGTAAGCATTGCACGCCATGGTGTGGGCGTAATTCCAGTTGCGGATAATCGAATTGTGAAAGTGGGTGAGCGTAAGGGTCATCAGGATTTCCTTTTTCTGTTCAAATTTCATGCTGTTAGTTTAAGAAAAAGAATCAAATAAGAAAAGAAAAACAATTCAATAAAAATCAGCGACTTATGGTAAGTGATTGATTCCTAACGATTCACAGACAAATCTATTGACTTCCTCATCCCGCTTTCGCTTCAACTCTCGAAACTCCGAGCATTCAGCAATATGCTTCACCCACTTCTTTACATCCTCATCGGTCTCTGAACCTGGTTCGCATTCATAAGCCGCCGAATAGAGTGCATAGGTTTCCATGAAGGAATTCACCTTGCTCATGACTGCATCATATCCATATTCCCCCACCAGGTAACGCCAGTCGCTCGCGATTTCTCTGAGGAGTCTTTCTTTTAAGAGTGAGTGTTTCTTATGCATTTTTTATTCTCCAATTAACGTAAGAAAACATGCAGTGCCGCGATAAGGATTTGCCTCGGGAATGATCGAAACTCCCTTGAGCAGCAAATCATTTTCAATCTGAAACTTCTGAATCTTAAGATTCGGATTCTCAAAAAGAAACTTTTCGAGCGTGGTCTGGAATTCAAAACCTGAGACTTTAGCGTTGATAATCATTTTTTTCCTAAGGAATTAACACCAGAAAAGCTGAAGGGGCAGAGGAACCAGCACCAGGAATATCAATCCGAGCATCACCATAAGTCTTCAGATCATGCACGATATTTTCCCGCTTATGCTCCACATTAGGATTGTCGGCAAAAAACGCATCCAACGTGGTATTGAAAACAAAAGCATTATGCCGAGCGCCTGTCGAGATTTTGATTTTGACATTCATTTCTTAAATTCCTTTCTTACTTAGATTCGATTTCAAGAATCCATTCGGGAGTAGCGGGCAATTTCGCAAAGCCAGATGCTGAAAGTTCATCATCAATTCTTGAATACCTCTCAAGTTTTTCTACAAGCGCACTACACTCTCTGAATCCTTCAGTGACAATCACATCCTCAATTTTTTCGCGGATGTATTTCATACGAGTCTGCATGGCTAGTTCCTTTTGCTTTCAAATTTCATGCTGCTAGTGTAGTGAAACAAATTCCGTTTTGCAACAATTTTAATTAGAGACTTTAACGTAGGTGAAGTCGTAAAAGTAAAGCTCATCGTCCGCTGGTGCTTCAAAACCAATTCTGTTTCCCGAAACCCACACCGAGCCGTCACTACTGAATTCTACTCCGAGAATATAAAACGAAAATCCTTCAAGCTCCTCAGGCATACCCGAGTAACCCGATATGATCATGCCCTTTCGCAAATGGATGGGCTTCAAAACACGCGGCACGACAGTTCTCCTTTTTATATCTTGGCTTCGAGGAACTTGTAAATTTCCTCGCCCGCATTAATCGCGGCATCAGCTTGACGAGTGCAACCCTCGCGAATTCCCTTCACCGTACAGCTAATGGTGTAAGCGCCTTCTCCGCGAAGGCTTTCCTCATACGCTTCGAGGCAAGTGTACAAACTGTATTTTTTCATAGCGGCAGCGGTGCGTTTGGTAAGAGTCATGATGTTCTCCTTAAAAGGTTCCCGGAAACATTTTGTTATAAGCGGTATAAAAGGCGATAGCGAATTCTTCAACCTGCTCAGTCGTGAACTCACCTTCTTCAACTAACCAGTAGGATTTGAAACCCTCGCGAGTAGACCCCGAGGTGGTAATGCGCTTGTAAAGACCAGCAAGCTGGCAGTAGGTAAAATCATAATCATTAGTGACAATCATCGCGCTTTTCTCTCTCTGTTTTCTATGCTGTTAGTTTAACCTTGCTCGGAAAGGTTTGCAAGCACTTTTTTCCGAGCAGCAGATTCATCCCTCATGCGCTGGCGTTCAGCGGCTCGCTCATCAAGCAATTGCTGGCCCATCGGATCGGATAGAATATCCTTTGATACCTGAACGCCGTAGCCATGCTGTTCCTTGTAAGTCTTGAAGAATTGCCGCGCTTGAACTTCGGTAATTTCAACCCAGCGGAAAATCACTTTGGTATCCCAGCGACCTTCCTTCTCAAGCACTTTGATTTCTTTTTCGGAAAGAATTTTCTTGAAGACACCGTTGTTCGGATTGCCTTCGTTATAAAACACCACCGAAGTGAGTCCGAAGAATTTCTTACCGACTCCGTAAACTCGATGGAATTTGTCAGCCCAGATTTCACCACGACCGTCGCACATAAAGCAGGTTCCAGGCGCACCGTAGTAGACTACTACGCAACCCGACAAATAACCTTTGCCTCGGCAGCGAGTGCAAGTGATTTTCTTGGCTTCAGGAATTTTGATTTCTTTTTTCATGCGGCCAGTTTAAGAAAAGAAAAGAATCTTTTCTATAAAAAGAATTCTTAAGAATTCAATGACTTATTCCAATTGATTGTTTTTCAATGAAAAGAGAGAAAAAGCATCGGAATCCAGAGTTTCGCGAGTCTAGACCTTGCGAGAAAAGTTTCCTGCGGCAGATTTTCGGTAAGTGATTGAAAAGATTAAAAAAAACTCTCCGAGTGAATGTTCCTCGGAGAGTCGTAAGTGATTGATTTACTTAACTTTTGCGAGAATCGCTCGGACCTTGTAGTCAAAAATATATTGACCAGCCCCGGAGCAATAAGTGGCGAATAGTTCCATCAGGTCGGCGAACTGCCTTTTGGTCAGCTTGCCTTCCTTGGTCGCAGTGAAAAGCATAGCGACAAAGGCCGAGGAATCAGCTTGATCGAGCTGTTCAACCAGTGAGGGAATCGGTGAACTCATTAGGTCTCTCCTTAAATCTTAACGTAGGGTTTGTTCCACTGGCCGACATTCACGCGAACGTACCAGCCAACGTCAAAGTAATCATACTGCGATTCGGACTTGTCGTGGTTCCCGGCATTCATCGCGGCAAAAATTTCCTTGAGGAACTTGAGCGCTTTGCCCGAATAGTGTTCATGGAACCAGTACGGATTCACATCAATCGGCTTGCCGTCTTCGGAGAACTGAATCGGACCGCTCTTGATGTTCAGGCAGAGCGTCGAGTAATTGTGAACGCTCAGTGTCCCCTTCATCTTATATTTCTTAAGAATCGCCTTCACGGCGGGGGCAATCAGAGCTTTCTTTTCTTGGTTCATATAGGCCATTTGGAATCTCCTTCGCGTTTTCAGTATGAATATCTTAGAGAAAGGAAAACTTTCTGTCAACTATTACTTCGGCATGTATTTCAGATACAACTCGTCCGCGAGTTCACCCAGACCAGCAGCATGGAGCTTGATCTTCAGCTCGGCAATAGCGACAGATTCCGCCAACCCTTTGCGGTAGTAGCGACCATCGTCGGACATGGAGTAGTACCAGTCGTGGGATTTCAGAGCGGCTTCATATGCGGGAATCATTTCCATTTTCGTTTCCTTTTTGTTTTGACAGGGACAGCTTAGTCGAATTGGAATTCTTATGCAACCTTTTTGAAGGCGCAGGTGCTATCAATTTTAGAACCATCGCGCCAGCGGTAGACTTCACCTTGGCGCTGGACTCGGTTGTGGCGAATCTGGCTGATGATGACCGCTCGACCCGTTGTGGTCTTATATTCATACGTCGAGCCCTTCGCGTAGGTCACCTGCTCGTTATGGCACCGCTTTCCAGTACCACCCAGTCGGATGCAAAGGGAGCGCCACTCTCTACCATGGTTCATCCCGTGGCCCATGCGATAGCCAATCAGATGGGCAACCTCATGCGGAACGGTATCGTTAAACAGATGGTCCCAGCTTTCGTTCATCATCATGTCAGTATTGAAGCGGAGCGAGTATTCACCGCTCCTGCTCACGCGAGCCCATCCAGCAGCAGCACCGCGCAAGTTGAACTTGACGGCGATTGGAGGGACTTTGATACCGAACTGGGATTCGATTTTGGAAACCAGAGCTTTGACTTTGGCTTCGATTTCGGACTTTCGAGAGGCAAGGCTCATGAATTATTTCTCTTTAGGCAACGGAACAATTGTAAAAGAATTCCGATTAGCCGTCAACGGTAATCTGAATGGCAATCGCATTGCTCATCCAGGCAAGGTACTGGCCGATTTTAGTCGTCACGGGAAGGGCTTCGGCAAACGGAGCAGCAAAGGCAACACCGTTCCAGAACAACCCGTTGGCTTGGCTTTGGACAAAAATCATTTTGGCTTCTCTCTATGAATTCGACAATGCAATTTTAAGAAAAGAAAAGAATCTTTTCTATAAAAAGAATTCTTAAGAATTCAATAAGATATGGAAACTGATTGATTTGAAAGGGAAAAAAGGAAAAGTGCTTGGATTTTGAATTCTAGCGACTCTACACCCTGCTCGATGGATTACATTCGGCAGATTTTCCGTAAGTGCTTGATTTCATTGGAAAAGTCGTCTGGAGTGAACACATTGCGTGTTTTTGTAAGTCATTGATTTTTAAGTGCTTTCCCTGTGCGGAGGTTCTATAGACTGTCCAATAGGTTCGCCTCATCTGGTTCCCGGGTCTGGGTGCCCTGCCCTTCGATACCATCAACTTACCTACCTTCTTCCAGCCCTACCATCCTCTTCCCGGCCACAGGAAACTCTCGGGTTGCTACCGCCCTTCGCTGCCTAAGGGTAAGGCCCCGCCACTGCAACATGGCTTCTCATCATGCGGGCGCACACTAGCTGGATGCTATCCAGCACGTTCGGTGATGAATGAGTGTGGTTTAAGAATGCTTTTCCTATGAGAGGGCGGGCGATCAACTCCGACAAGACTCTCATTTCTACATTCTTCCTGGGACATTTCCCGCGTCACCGATACACCACAAGGTCTCGGTGCGTGTCCTTGACTTGAATTCCTGAAGCATCCAGAATGCCTCACAAAGGAATTCCAAGTTTCGCCTAGTGAAGGCTCATCAGAAGGACTCTAATCGTAAAAGAATTTTATTCAAAATTTCATCAAGGGCTTTAACCAATTCCTTGAGTTCATCATTCGACTTCATCGGCGGTCACCTCATTCTTAAGAATTTCTTTTGGAACAGCCTTCGGAACGTGAATGTACATTCCGCGCTTGCTTAGATAGTCAATTCCCATGTACACAAAGGGCAGCTGGTAGGCAATCACTTTCTTACCGTCACGGATGGGGCGTAGTGGGATTCCAGCCTTTTTGATTTCATAAATGTAAACGCTCATGCGAGCCAGCTGGATCTGATTACTGAGAACCTCCTGAATTTCGGCAACAGGAACAATGCGCCCAGCTGGACCAACAGGAGGATTGGTCACCAGAATCTGGAGAACCTTTTCGTATTGAACAGCAGAACTTTTTTTCGAACGTGGCATTTTCAACTCATTTTTTAATATTTGAATTAGTGTAGTGAGAAAGGGCTAGGCTTTCAATACCCAGCCCTCATCTTTTCCTTTTAGTAAGGCATCTCCGTCGATTCACTCGCGACAGTGGGTTCAGGCTGACCACCGAAGGAAGCATCAGAGGTCACCTTCGCGAAAAGGTCGAGGAAGGAAGCCTTGGTTTCAGCATCATAACGACTCAGGCACTTCTCGACGGCGAAAGCCTTATCGTTAAAGATTCCGTAAGCCTTGATGATGTGGACGAGTCGGCGAGTGGAGACCACTTCCTCGATACCACCATCCTCGTAAGTCTTACGAATCGTATCTGCCCACTCGACCAGTTCCTTAGCGAAGGCATCATCATTCACACCAACAGCCTTCAATTCACCCTTGAGAATTTTCACCTCGATAGCCTTAGGAGCCCAGGGCTGTTCCAGCGTAATCGGGAATCGCTCAAGGAAGGCTTCGTTAAGAATGTTGGTGTACATGTACTTGCCAGAATCAGAACCCTGACCCTTGGTGTTAGCCGTGGCAATCACATTGAAGCCTTCAGCAGGGACAACCATTTCGTTTTTCTTTTTCAGAAGGAAGGGCTTGCCCTCAAGGACACGCTGGAGACAGGACAGGTTCTTGGAGCCGTAGTCGATTTCATCGATCAGCAGCACCGCGCCCTTACGAGCGGCAACAGTCACAGGACCATCACGCCACACCATGGAGCCATCCAGCAGGACGTAATTACCAATCAGGTCGCCCTCGTCAGTCTCGTCAGTCATGGACACGGGAACGAACTCGCGACCCGCTTGGGCACAAGCCTGTTCTACTGCCATCGTCTTACCGTTGCCAGAAGGACCGGTGATGAACGTCGGGAAAAACCGCTTGGAAGTCACAATGGCTTTGATTTTGTCAAAGTTTCCGAACGGAATGTAATTGAAGTACACCTCAGGGATGGAGCATTCAGCGGACAGGTCACTCATGAGCGTGGCCATCTGCTTCACTTGCGGAGCAGCAGGCGCCATCGGAATCACCTGGGCAACCATCGCGGGAGCACCAGCAGAAGGCAACTGATAGACACCGCGACCAGCGCGATACTGAGGTTCGTTAGTGAACCACTGAGGGACATTGATACCCTTGGCGGCGCACAGGTTGAGGAGTTCGGTGCGGGAGATGGTACTCTCTCCCTTTTCAGCTTGATATGCGGTGAGCATATCAAGAACGGCTTTGCGGTCAGCTTTCATTTTTACTCTCTTTTTGAACTATGCGAGTAGTATACTGGTGAGAGGAAGGATTGCAAACTTTAATTTTCTTAAGAAAACAATCACTTACTCTAACCAGTTGATTTAATTAGCCGAAATCTTCGGCGAGATCTTCGACAGTGGCTTCGGGGCAGGCGGAGAGGGTTTCAACCCACTCGACAGGAATCCCGAGGACGGAGGCGATAGTCCATTCGGACTTGCCTTCGAAAAGCATTTCCTCGACTTGAATCTGGAGATTGGAAAAGTAACTCATGGTGGCTTAACCCTCAAATTTGGAGCAGGAACAAATGGAGACAATCACGGGAACAAAAATCAGAAAGAACAGAATCGAACAAATAATCATGGCAATTTCTCTTTCGTTTTGAATTTCACAGTGACAGTATACATGGGTGATATCGTAAGAAAATAGAAAAGATTTCAGTTAAATCAATTACTTACTCCTTCTGATTGTTTTTCTTAAGAATTCTGCACAAAAAAGAAAAAAGTTTACATGTCCGACACCGAGTGTTATAATCCAAAAATAGTTTGACGCTAAGTGGCTCAGTCGATGGAGAGTTTCCGGGATGGACACCGAGCCTGGGCGATAGAAACTCAAACCAAAACTCTCATTTCCTTGAGTTTCACGACTCTAGACCTTGCGAGAAGAATTACATTCGGCAGATTTTTCGTAAGTCATTGATTTTATTAGAGTTTGTCTTTTAAGTGACGGAATGATGACAACATCTAAGTTATTGATTTTATTGAAGTTTTTACCATGCGCTTTCGTTTGTGTCCATACATTTTATGAATGTTCCAATGGTGTGGAAGCGTTTCGTAGAGAAATCATAATGAAAACATATAATTAAAATAACTGATTGATTTTATTAAATTCTTTTTGTTTGATTTAACATTTCGAGAGAGTACACTTGCTGCATGAAAACCGAAACGCTTTCCCAATCCAAATCTCAGCTTGCCAAGCTCTTGGCTGCTGAAAACATTAACATCACCATCAGCCCCACCATGAAAACTGCTGCGTTCGACCTCAAGTCACGCACCATGTACCTTCCGAACTGGGAAGGTGTCTCCTCGGACGTGACCGACCTCCTTGTCGGGCATGAGACTGGGCACGCTCTATTCACTTCCGAAGAGGGCTGGCACGGCGCTATCGACAAGCGTGGCGCTCGATTCAAGGGTTTCCTCAATGTATGCGAGGATGCTCGTATCGAAAAGAAGCAAAAGCGTAAGTATCCTGGGCTTCGCGGTTCATTCCTGCGAGGCTACAAGGAGCTTTTTGAACAGGATTTCTTCGGAATCAAGGGCACTGTCCTTTCTGAACTCCTTCTGATCGACCGTGTGAACCTCAAGTGCAAGCTGGGTTCACTCCTGAATGTTCCCTTCACTGCTGAGGAAAAACTCCTTCTGGCTGAAGTCGAAGGCACCGAGACCTGGGAACAGGTTGTCGCCGTTGCCGAAAAACTTTTTGCCTACTGCAAGGATGAGCAACAGGAGAAAAAAGAGCAAAAAGAGCAACAGAAACAGGATGAATCTGAAGAGGATGATTCTTTTGAAGACGATATGTCCGAAGAGGATGAGTCCGAAGATGATGATTTCTGGGGCGAAGGCAAGGATGATAATGACGAGGAATCCTCTGATTTCGAACCTGCCGATGATGCTCAAATGAATCAAAAGGATGCCGAGGAAGGCGATGATGAGGAGGATGAGGAATCCGAAGAGGATCCCGAATCCCTTACTGATTCTGCCTTTCGTAAGAATGAACAGTCTCTGGCTTCCTCAAAGGGCTTCAATACTGTCCAGCTTCCGAAAGTGGGTTCTCTCGAAAAACTCGTGATTTCTAGCGAGAAAATTCGAGAATTCATGGCAGCATACAATCCTGAAGCCTATAATGATGCTGGCTCTCTCGCCCATCAGAAAATGAAAAATTCGGTGAAGGAATTCTTATCGAAAAATAAGAATGCCATTGACCTGTATGTCAAGGAATTCCAGATGCGGAAGTCTGCTGCTTCTTGGAAAAAGGCTCGCCAGTCTGATACTGGTGACATTAACCCGAGCAAGCTGTCCTACTACACCATGACCGACCAAGTGTTCAAGTCACGCACTATCGTGCCGAACGGCAAGAACCACGGCATGATGCTGCTCCTTGACTGGTCATCCTCAATGGCTGATACCTTCTCGCAGTCTATGGAACAGGTTCTGATTCTGGCTTCGGCTTGCAAACGAATTGGCATTCCCTTTCAGGTGCTCGCCTTCACTGGTCGCGATCCTTATTCGACTGGAATCGATCGGATTCAAGCTGGTTTTTCTAAAAATCTGGGTGAGCTGGTAGTGGAGAATGTTTATCTCCTCGACTTGCTGTCCTCTAGCATGACCAGCAACCAGTATGCCCGAGCCTTTGAAGTGTGTCTGGCGCTGGGCTATTCGAATTCTTATGGCGCTTATTATGGATATCGGTCGAGTAAGTTTCGGCAAGTGGTTGCTCCCGAACTGGGCCTGAGTTCTACTCCGCTGAAGCCTGCGCTCTTGGTGATGCAGAAACTGCTTCCTGAGTTTCAGAAAAAGAACCGAGTCGATATCATGAACCTGGTGGTTGTGACTGACGGTGGTTGCACCAGCGCAATCGATACTTACTACGCCATGAACGAGGACGGTCTCATGGTGAAGCGGCAAACCGAATACGATAGTTCTTATAACAAAGTGAATACTAAGCTGAAGTTTAAGAATGAGTTCTATCGATACGGGAACTCTTATCAAAACACCGAATTGTTTTTGAATCTGATTCAGAAGGAATTGAACGTGAATACCTTTGGTTTCTTTTTGCTCCCGGCTCGGTTATCGGGGCACGACTACGCTAACATTCAGACCATGGCAACAGATAAGAATGGCTTCTCGGTCAGCATGGATATCGTTAAGACTGAACTGAAGGAAAAGAAGTTTTTCGAATCCTACGCTAAGGGTTACACTCGATTCTTTTTGATTAAGAATAGTGATACCGCTGAAGTGACTGTAGACAAGGACGCTTCCTTGGCCAAGATTAAGGGCGCCTTTAAGAAAAACAATAGTGACCGCAAGGCTAACCGAATCCTTGCTTCCAAGTTTATGGAACTGGCTGCTTAAACAAAAGGAGAATAGAGAATGTATAGTGACTTTGATATTGGCATGAAACGAGGGATCCGTGAGGGAAGGATTAAACTCTCACAGGAATTAGTGATAAAACAAGCTGAAAGAATAGCATTGGAATATAAAGGAGTTGAAACTGATTTTGGCAAGCTAGCCAAGGAGGTCGAGAAACTGATTGATCTGGTCTATCTGCTACGGGATGAAAAAGACTCTTAAACAGTCTCCCATATATCTCCCCCTTCAAGGAATTGATTTTCTTTTAGGGGGTTTCTTATATCTGGGATTTCTAGCTTAAAATCATTCTCTTTTAATGCGACTTCTTTTTCGGAAGTATATCCATAGCGATAATTATTGTAGTGCGTGGTGTTAAAGGAATTTCTAGAGGCAATCGCAGCACCTTCCTCAGTATTATCATAAAAATTTTTCAGCGAACTCGATAGAGCTTCCTTGTGTTCCTCTGTGTGGTTCCTTTGATTCCCACACGACCGAGAACAAAATTTCCTGCGTTTTCGATGCGAATTTCCGCACCTCGGGCACACTTTTTCCCTATATTTTCCCATGGATTCTCGACAGTACGAGGTCTACCCCCTATACAATTTCATTTCCCCATGAATCCCATCCCTCTGCTTTCTCTCTCGCAAACATTTCTAGCTTAGAAGTCTGATCTCCATATAACTGAACAATCATATCTCTGAATTCAGGAGGTTTAGCGGAATGTCTTCTCACTGGAAATAAATGTGTATTTCTTATTGATTTACTATATCGAAGTAGAGTCTTACCCCTTGTCGCTAATAAACATATTTCTGCATTGGAACGTGTATAGTGCCCCATTCCCATATAGAGCGAATCATGGGATATCTTATTTGTTTTTACCCATGTAAATGCACATGTCTTATACTGAAAACCCCATGCCTCAATGACATTGAGAGCTTCAGGAAGAAGAGGATAGGTTGCCCACATGAAAAGAACAGAATTTTCTTTTGCTGGAATGTTGAGTTGGCAAATATCTTTTAGATTCATCGTTGAATAGTGTCTTTCTGCACCACCACGATTCATACTTTTGTCTTGATAGCTCCAAGGAGGATCGGCATAGATGATATCGTATTCATTTTTCATTTCTTGTGGGCTACTAATTGCATATGCACAACATCTTGATCTGGATTGATTGCATCATATTTCTTTTTATTCTTGGACGGTTCTTCATGAGTTTCATCTTCACCAAATTTAATGTTGACTGGCTTGTTCTTTTTGGGATTCCAACCATGAATTCCAATGTTCTTCTTTTTAGCTAGTCTTTCCCATACTTTTTTTCCACCAGGAGACTGATGATCGGCCACAAGAGCTTTAACATGATCATGATGAAGCAGATGATGATAGAGTTCATGTGCTGGAAATTTGTTGTCTTCTGAAGCGGCTAGTTTTAGATCGGATAAAACTCCTTTATGATGTATTCCTGAGACTGCGACAGTAGATTTGCCAGATTCAGGATTATGCGCTGCATATGTTACTACTCTTTTGTTGAGTGGGCTGACATATTTATAAATGTGATGCCCCTTGACGGTTCCTATGTGTTCTCCATCAGAATCTTCTGGATTGAATTTTCGACCATTATTTGGAAGAACAGCATTTATGAAACTTTTCGTCTTTTTTGTGATATCGGTTGCGGTGCGAACCTCGAAAAGAAACTGAACAAATGTTTTCATTTTAATACCCTTTCTTTTCTATTATTTTTACTTCTGTGAATGTACTGTCGCGTGCCATACATGATACGTTTTTTTTCCATGCACAACCTTTGTTGGAGTTTTATTTACCTTGAGAGTCGTGTTTCGAGGAAGAACGGTTTCATGTTCTCCATGATAATGTGATAAATGTTCTATAGGTGCTGCTTTATCACCTTTTTTAAGATGAATATGAAGAATATGGTTGCTTGCAAATTTCTTAGCAGTTTTTTTATCATGAGTGGTTGATGTATAAGCTGGAAGATGAACCTTATCTGTTTTTTTCATCTGTTCTCTAGGATCCCAGCGAATTCCGGAATAAACATGAAGAGGATGATTAAGTTTGTGACTTGTTGCGCTATCTAGATGCTGTATTCTCATAGCATGAGATTTATCTGGTTTTAAAGTGGGATCTTTATGTCGAGCAACTAGATGACGATTCAAAGGTTTGCTATTAATGCTGTGATCTTTGAGAGCTTGTGTTTCTTTTGGTGTATGTTCTTTTCCATGATGCATGAGATAAATTGATAGTTTTTTAGGAGTCTCTATATTATCATAATGTTCCTCGTTGTCATTCTTATCAAGCCAATTGACTTTCTTTGCTTCCGTGAGAGTCTCTTCTTCAATATGAGAATCATTTTTGTAATGAACCGGTTCATTTGGAACAAAAGGTTCGTCTGGGCTTTCATTTGAATTTCCATGCTTAAAATGAACCGGTTCATGTGGAACAAAAGGTTCGTTTTCTTGTGAATCAATAAAAGATTTAAAAGTTTTCATTTTTCGAACTCTTCAATCTTATTCAATTCTGCTAAAGCTCGCTGAAGTGCTTGTATTTCTACACCCATGTCATGGATTCCATGTGCATCTTTGTTTTCTAAAAATACTCCTGCCATTTCCCAACAAATTCTTTCTAGATTTCTAAGTGTTTCAATTCTTTCGTTTATCATATGCTTATTCTTTCATTAAACATTGCTTAGATAATGCCCACCGACTTTTGGTGGTGCAATTGGTCGATTTTTAGAGACTTGAAAATGTGCTTTTGGTTCGTCTTCTTTGTGTACTCTTAACCATTCATCTTTTGTTTCTGGTGTGACTTTTCTTTGATGATCCCACAGCCCTGAGCGTGAATTGTGTTTCCAAAGTGAAAGATTTTCATCGAGTTCAGTTCTGAGTTCTTTGAATGTTTTCATAGATTAACAATTCCATTTTCTCAATGATTTATTGATGCGTGAATCTGGATCATTTGCGGTTGCTGATGAAGTCAGCTTGGATTTCATTCCTTGCATTCTTGAGCAAAAGGACTTTCTTCTCTTTGCTGCTTTAGAATCAGGATCAAGTTTGGATGGTTTTGTCGTCACAGCCATTGACAATTTTGAACCTGGATTCTCTTTTCGATAAGACTCAATGCCTTTGCGATTGAGCCCACCTTCTGGGTTCTGCCCTTCTTTTCTGGTCCATGCTGCGGATTCTAATTGAAACTGTTTGAATGTTTTCATTTTCTTTTCCTTTAGTATGCAGAGACAACACCAGTTGCAAGAATTGAAGGATCAATCATGGGTTCTTTCTCGGTGGTTGTCGATTTGATCGGATTCGTTTTTGCTTTTTGTTCTTTTTTGAACTGTTTCAGCGTCTTTTGAGTTTGCATTAGAGCCAAACTCGCCTTGGAGTCACAGGATAAACTCGATAAGCATCAAGCTCAGAAAATTCGCTCATTGCGCGAACATTCACATGATATCCAGCAACAGGAATAGAGGTTTGATTAATGTCATCGTCATAAGGATTAGAATCTTCATTATTAATATAGTCATAGAGAGTGCCGATCAAATCCACTGAACCGAACGGGCTAAATCCTAATCCATTCTCTTCTGATGCATTGGGAAAGAGAAGTGATTTAGCCTGCGCTTCGGAATCAAACTTTAGATAGTAGTCAATCATTTTATGCAAATGCTGTAGATCCACCAACATACTGCCATGTGTTTGTTATATTATCGATGCACTCAAATTCGACATAAGCAGTTTGTCTGGCTGTTCCAGTTCCCAAAGAAGGAGCATTTCTATATGCAAAATTGAATGTGACAGAATATCCTCCAGTTGCATTTTGAATAATTTTGAATCTCAATTTACTTCCTATCGTATATGGATTTAATGGAGCTGCAATTGTCGCATTGTTGTTAATGGTGTAAATTTGAGTAACTCCTAATGAACAATTTGGAATAATTGCAGACTGTTCATATGGTGCAGTAAATGGAATTTCTGCATCAATATTTGTCAATAGAGCTTGCACCACAGGCTTTAATGCTTCCCATACAATATCAGCTAGTCTCATTCTTCCATAAACAGTCAAATGAATATCTGGAATTGCTCCTGTGGGACCTTGTAAATCGCCGACAGTTTTGATATTATTTGGATTAGAACCCCAATGCAATAAGTTTCCATCAGAAGCTCCATCAGCCCGTTCATATGTAGGAACATATATGACGGGAACTCTGCCTCCTGCATAGTAACGAGTATCATAAAATGCTGCTCGATTTAATTGCCTAAAATATGCTGAAACAATAGCTGCGTTTGCGGGAGTGCTGATTCCATAACCTGCCAAAGATCCTGCGGGCATTTTTTCTACACTCATTGCTTCAACTAAAATAATTGCACGAAGATTTGGATTATTATCTGCCATATAATCAAATCTCCACTTCAAATCTCCAACAGGATCAGTGGCGGTCGTATAACTTGATATCGATGCTTGAATTAAATTATTTACAGAATCTAATTCTAGAACAATAGCAGGGCGAGCAGAATTTAATGCATCAGTATATACAGTCAATCCTGCTCGTGGATTGTCGCGAATCGAATTCGATGAATAACCTGTAAAATAATTAGCGTGCCCTGATTTTGTAGAACCAAAAAACGCTAATCGCGATCCAAATTGCTTTGCTGCATATGCTTGCATCAATCCTCCCCAAGAGATAAATCCAACTGTTGATGCTGGGTCGACTTGACAATTTGCAACATTGTATTTTGATGTAGCAATTGTATTATTTGCATATATTCCAGAAATTGTTGCATTAGCAGCATCTCCTGAATCTCCTCCAAATCCACCATCACCAGCTGCGTAGGAATCTCCTGTAACACCTATTAAAAGTCGAGAAGCTAATGGAGGGCAAAATGCTGTGCTGATTTGAAATCTTTTGATGTTATATGGACCTAAATTTCCTCCCCAACTTGAATTCGGACCAGTGGGGCCATTTCCGATGGTAACTCTTTTAAAAATACCTGTAGGAATAATTGCTGAATTAGCGTTTGCAGTGACTAATATGCCATCAACGTATATATAGGATGTATTCCCGCTCCAAGTGTAAACAAAACTAGCATTATTTGAAAAATTTGGGCTTTGGTAATTGGGATTTAAAACTGCAAACTGCGCGTATCTATACCCACCATAATAATCTTGAAAACCTGCGGCGCCTGGACCCATCGTCAAGGAAAGGACTCTATTTGCAGTCAAATTTGCGATTGAAAATGCTGTCGCAGGATAACCGCCGCCGGAAGCCGAATAAGGATTTCCTATCGAATCATACCAACCAGATGATGTGCTTTGAAGGGCTCCATTGATTGATATGCCAGCTCTATCTAGCTCTATATAAATCGTTCCTTGATTTCCAGTTGTAAGATTCCAATTATCGGGAGAATCTATGCGCCCAGCTTGATTTCCTCCTGTACTGCCAGGAATAAATCCTGTTGCTGAATTTGCGGTTCCTGTAGAATTTGTTTGAGTCCAACCAGTAGGCAGTGAAGTCCAAGTATTTGTTGAAACAGTATTTGAAGTCCCAATATCAACTAATACTCTTGTATCAGTTTTAGATAAAGGAGGAAAATCTCCAATAGTTTTAACTGTTGTAGCTGGAAATGAAGCGCCTTGTATAAAAGAAGCACCAGTTACGCTTAAATTTCCGGCTATCGTTGTATCTTTTACTACAGTTATTGCTGAGGTTGTTATCGCTGCTGGATATACGGTTGTTGTCATTTTAACCTCCCACTGTCACGGTAAGCGTTGAACTCGAAGAAACTGAAATACAATTTGCAAACAAGTAACTCCAATTTGCATCAAATGGAAATCCATCCATGACTGGGCTTGTTCCCGATAAAACTATTTTCCCAAGTAAAATGCCAACCGTATTAGAGTTCTCATGAGTTCCATAAATCCAAACTTCACCAGAAACTGTTCCAGAACCTACGACTTTAGCTGAAACAGCTTTGTTGCCATTTGATGGTGATGGAATGACAGAACCTTTTGTGGCAGAAGTAAATACTCCCAAATTATTTGCGTTTGCAACTACTGAGCCACCAGTAGTTAAAAGAGATCCCGTGTTGCTTACTGCAAAAAATGTAGCAACATTAGATGAAGTGTAACCTGCGATGAGCCCTGATACGGGAGTATGAGTTTGACTTATTCCTGTTTGAACCGGCATAAATTAAATTCCTATAAATTGAATAGACTGAACACTATCTATTTATAGTTTTTTAATAGACACTTTTCAGTTCAAAACCAAGCGATATTAGAGGGATCCACAGTAGATGAGAGTCTTTGTGGCTGCTTGAGTGCAGATTCAAAACCAGCACCGATAGCGTAAGGAAGAGAAAAAGAAAGGGAAACAAGAGCAAGTGCAATAAGAAGGTTTTTCATGTGAAGAGACTCCAAATAGGATTTTGTGTGTGTTGTTGAATGCCAAATGGCAATTTTATTTATGATGCAATGAAGCATTATTCCGATGCTTCGTCATTCAATTTCCATATTTTTTTAGCTGATCGACTAATTAAATCCTCGATGAATGCATATGCAATATCCTCTCGCGATTCGTCGAAGTATCGAATGATGACCTGCCCAGTATATTTTGAGTAAATGAAAAAAAAGATGTGAGAGTCTTTCCACATGGATGATTTGATCATCCATCCATTCTCCAACTCTACAGTGGGAATTGAGATATAGTAGTGAAGTTGACTTTTAGGTGACGGCATTTTGTGCATAAGAGGCTAACCAAAAAGAATCTGCAATATCAGTAAAAGGAGAACTCAATTTTGCGCTTGAATTGAGAATTTTTCTTGGATCAATTCCAGTTTTATTCACGAAGGCTTCATACATCATAAGTTTATCTGCGTTTCCTTTTCCTGTAGCATACTTTTTGAGTGTTGTGGGTGGCACAATATTGTACTTTATTGATTTTTCATACAATTTGTACTTGAGAATAGCAGTATTTTCTGCAATAGTAAATACTTGCCCAACAGATCCCATGGAATAGCCTTCTATGCATATCACATCATTCTCTGTGGGCTTACAACAATCCATAATCCAATTCGACAGAACATCAAATCTTTCTATATCTGAACTAAAAGAAAGCGATTCATAACCAAAAAGATGAGGCTTTATATTGCCCACTTGTTTTTTATTGGATGCAATGAAATGCGATTCAAAAAAATCAGTCTCAGAATGAATCACCGAGACTGCGGGGGATGTCATAGAATAATCAATGCCAATAAATCTTCTCATGAAGATTATTTATTTAACCTATTTCCTCCCAGTCAATAGAGCCTAGACAATTATCGCCATTGCTCGCGCCAGTGAAGGCAAGAGTCATGATTGAGCGCGTTGGCGGCACTGCAAGCGAATTACGCTCCAACTGAATTCTAAAAAGAGCCTCTTTTAGAATATCTACTGTAGCAGACGATTGATTGGAAACAGAAACGAAACCAGTTCCTGATTCAACACCACCAGAAACAGCAGTTGCAGAAATATCATATTCAACTGACGATTCTGGAGCAGAAGATACCCAAGAAGCTCCAGTAAGTGTTGCGCCTCTTATTAAACTCCATTGAATACGCGAATTGGTTCCTATTCCTAGAACAGAAAGCGCAGTCACAATTGCTATTGCATCGAGTCTGTCGGATTTTAATCTAATTGAAACTACAGGAACAAAAGTGCCCGCGGTAGGAGCATTTTTAGATGCGGTTATTAAAGTGTGTGCAGTTCTTTGAGTTCCGAAGAGTTGATATCCACCTTCAGAAATTACAGTCGAGCATATTTGTTTGAGTGTACTAGAGCTTGCTGTGATTCCTGTATTCTTGATTTCGTATCGAAGAGGAAGACACGCCGTCGTCATATAAGGAAGTAGATTGACATTATCATTATGAAAAATATGAGCAGGAACAAGACGACCATCAACAACAAAACCACATCTTACATCACCCACACCAAGCCATTCAACATCGGTCCAAAAAATATTAGTTTTGGATACATCAAGCGAACCATGTTCTGCACCAACTCCTTGTGAAGAATATCCCGTGCCATCAAATTTATCGATATTCCAACTTGATTGTGCAACTCTTGTTTCTGAAATTGTAGAAGCCGTATTCGTTCGAATAACGAAATAATTGGTTGTGCCATCATTCTCAAAATAGATTCCATTATCTGCACCAAAATATCCCAATCTCTGTCTCAAGTTTGCCTTTGGAGTTTCCATTGCAAATGTGGACATGATAAGAAGTGATTTACCAGGCTGATATGCAAATACGCGATTAGTTTCTCGAACGACTTCAGCATTAGATTGAGTGGTTACGTTGAGCGCGATTAGACTCTGATTTGAAACGTGAGCAAAAGAAGAATTGCCTGAAGTATTCGATGTAGACCAAAGCCCATTGTCTTGATAACGATGAGATGAATCGAAAAGAGTAAATGGAAAAGAAGTTCTTAAACGACCAAATGCATCAGTGGCTGTGCCTGATGGCGTGAATCTGTCATTCAAAAAGAAAACTTCATGACGAGTTACATCATGAACAGTAGAGTATATTTTTTTATCAGTTCTGAATTGTGCCATGAATAAATCCTTTTTCTCAAGAGATTAATTATTTATTCATGGCGAATAACTCATTTGGTAGAATTACCACCACTCACGAAAGAATATAGCTCATTTGCTTTCTTTGTTATGTCGTCAATAGAATAAAAAGCTGGAACGTACTTGTTCCATAGTGCAGCAACTTCTTCGCTATCTTTTATGGATTTATCAACGACCTTATCAAGAATTTGATGTGCAAGATTTACGTTGATTTGCCATTGCTGATCAAGATATTCGCGAGACATTTTGAGCAGTTCAAGACGGATTTCGAATGGATTTTTGTTTGACATAAATTTTCCTTTTCTGTGTGTTGTGTGTGAAGTGATGGTTGTATTGGATAATAAGGAACAACCATCAAGAACCCCAATTACAATCAGGCTGCTAGAGCCATCTCGTAATGGTCGTCATTAGATGCGACATTTATTTTTTTGCTTGATTTACGGTCATCGCCTACCGAGTCGTCTGTATCAGTATCTTACCCTGTCGAATCTGTTTCTCGCCCATCAAAAGCATACTTACGAAACATTTATTGATTGCTGAACCAGTGTGTTTCGACAGCATCATATTTACAATATGCTTTTGGTGGACGAGGGCGGCACTGCCCCGCCGTCCAGAATACCTTCCCTTTACTTCATACGACCATACCAACAACTTAAAAATCTGGATTGATCGCCCCACCGACGCTTTTGTCTACAACATATACCGCTTTAAGTTTTTTAACTTTTTGAGTTTTACGGTCAAACCAATCAGGATGAGAACCATACTGACCATGATTTCTAATCACTTCTTCATCGCCATGTAAAGCTACATGTTTATTTACTGCATCAGCAAATTTAGGCGAAAGGTCATGCTTCTTAAAACTTGGATTTACATGTTTATTCCAATGGCCGCGAGCCGCATCTACTTTTGCAAGTTGTTCTACATATCCATGTTCATCTCTCATTTTCTTCAAATGTTCTCTTTGTCTTTGATTAGGCTCGCCGTCAGTTTCTTCGACTAAAGGTTGTCCTGCATATTTCAGGTCGTTAGCTTGTTTACTGATATATTCTGAAGACGCTTCTACTAAAGTTTTTGCCATTGATTTTCTGCTTGAAAAAAATTGAAATTGCCCTACTCTATTTATTTATTCCAAATTAGTATGACAGTTTCTTAGATTATCTTCATTTAATTGAAGTTGTTCCATGAAATTAAGAATCACAGTCTCAAAAAATATCATAGTAGAGAGTTCAAACCTGCTACCAAGAGGAAGATTTTTATCAGGAGATAGAACTCTACTTGATGGACCAATCTGAAAAGTCTCATCAGCCATATTCCTAAGAGTAGACGTTGAACTTGCTGTAACTAACAATACTTCAGCACGAACTGACTTTGCCTTCTCAGCAAAATTGATCAACTGCTTAGTCTCGCCTGAACCAGAAACGAGAAGAAGCGAATCAAATCTCGTTATCTGAGTTGTAGTGGTTTCTCCAACTACTTGAACATTTAATCCACAATGCATCATTCGCATCGCGAACATATTAGCAACCATCTTAGATCTACCAGCAGCAGCAATAAACACTCTTCCGGCAAGATAATGTTCTTTCCGACTTATCGTATGAATAAGTACATCAATAAGTTGCTGACAGGTTTCTTTTTCGGTATAGAGCAGTTCGTCTCTTAGAATATCAAGAACATCAGAGTAATTAGCCATGTTCAACAGCTTCCCGAATCTCAGCGGCAGCACGAACAGGATCAGCGGCGCCGTAGATCGCTGCACCTACTACAACAATATCGGCACCAGCATCGATTGCTTGGCGAATGGTATCTTTGTTAATACCACCAGCAACAGAGATCTTTAGACCGACTTTCATTTGCTGAACTTTCTTTAGGTCTTCAAAAGGAGTCTGACCTTTTGCTTGCTGATCTAATCCAGTATGCACGCCAATAATATGAGCACCAAGTTCATAAGCAATAGCAAAAGTTTCTAGTTTATTCTTTACATTAATCAGATCAACCTGTGCTTGAGCATTTTTAGACTTAGCTGCTTCAACTACACCTTTAATGGTACCAGCATCAGCTGCACCAAGAACGGTGCAGATATCAGCACCAGCTTCGTAGAATGGAGATGCTTCATATAAGCCAGCATCCATTGTCTTAAGATCTGCTAAAACTTTGCAGTTTGGCACAGCAGCTTTAACTTCTTTAAGTAAACGAATTCCATTAAACTTGATACAAGGAGTGCCAAGCTCAATGATATCAACATAAGGGGAAATATCCTTTGCTAGTTTGAGTGTTTGTTCAAAATCAAGTGTATCGAGTGCGGCTTGGATTAGTGCCATTATATATTTCCTTCAGAATTAAAAACCCACGCTGGTGCGCTTCTATAGAGAGGCGTCGTGGGTGTTGTTGATGTGTTTTATTATATACTTATCGAGTGTTGATGTAAAGTGAAATTTCAAATCCTAAACGGAAGTCTTCGAATGTTGGTGTAGCCCACATGTTTGTTCTCCTTTCATAGAGATGTTAATTTATTTATGCAGCCCACACATCTTCCCAAGAACCACTCAATGCACCTTTTGCATAATCCGTCGCACGGTTCTCGAAAAAATTAGTATGAATGGGCGCATTGACCATTTCTTCCACCCAAGGAAGAGGATTCTTTTTTACTTTGAAAATACCTTTAAGCCCAAGAGAAATGAGCCTACGATCAGCAATATATCGAATATAACGCTTAACATCATCACCATTTAATCCCTCCATTGGTCCAATTGAAAATGCTAGATCAATAAATCTATCTTCTAGCTCTACCATCTTTTCAGCAATTTTATAAATTTCAGACTTCAATTCATTTTTCCAAATGTCTCGATTTTCTTCGATAAAAGTTCTGAATAGTTTAATCATCGATTCAGCGTGCATTGTTTCATCAACAATAGACCATGTAATGATCTGCCCCATACCTTTCATCTTTCCATGTCGAGGAAAGTTAAGTAGCATGATGAATGATGAGAACAACTGCATACCTTCAGTGAATGCAGAGAACGCAGCAATCTGTTGAGCAATGGTACTTGCGTCTTGCCCAGCGATTTGCGCGAAAAATTCATGTTTAGAACGCATTTCTTCATATTGCATGAATTCATTATATGTTGTCTCGGGCATTCCAAGAGTCTCAATCAAATGAGAATATGCAGCAACATGAAGTGCTTCGCGAGCAGCAAAACCACAGAGCATCATTCGCACTTCAGGTTGCGGAAAGTACGGCAGATAATTTTTTACATATCCACCAGCAACATCAATATCGCCTTGAGTAAAGAATCTAAAGATGTTAGTTAAAAAAGTTTGCTCTTGTTTAGTGAGCTTTTTCTTCCAATCTTTAACATCTTCAATCATAGGGACTTCGCTATGAATCCAGTGCGACTGTTCATGTTTCAACCAAGCATCATAAAATTGAGGATATTTGAATGGTTTAAAATAGAGCCTTTCATCTGTTAATTTTAATTCTTTAAATGCTTTGGTTTTCATATTTTTTTACCATTTCTTTTGTGATTCCAATGTGGGTTTAATCTGCCTTTATTCCAACCATCAGGACATTCAAATAACATTTTTGATTTTATGCCATCATTATACCAAGATTTTCCTTTAACGTAAGTATTGCCTTTTGATGTTTCTGATTTTTTCTTTTTACTTTCAATGGAATTCATAGATTCAGCATGTTTTCGTTTAATGCCATCATTGAACATAGGATTATTTTTCTTCATTCTTTCAGAAATTCTGAGTCTTTCTTCAATGCTCTTTTCTATTTTGTTATATTTTCTATTTTTTCTTGTAGCAGTTGATTTTTTGTGTGCCTCAGACATTTCTCCATTTTTCCATTTAATTTTCATTCTTTGAGAAATTTTTTGTCTTTCACAATCATCCAATACGATTCCAGGAGCCAAATTTCTATTAATCATCAATTCACAAAATTTATTTTTTCCATAATATGAATGTATTCTAGATAAAAATTTTTTTTCATATTCTATAGCATCGGACTTAGGCTTGACATAAATTACATAAAATTCATCTATATTTTTTAATACATATTTGTTGGATGTAAAATAAGTTTTCCAAAAATTAAGAGGATTTGATTTTATGCCATATTGTATACCGACATAATATTTTCCTGTCAATTTACTTTTTATTTTATAGATATAAGGAATTCCCATGTAATCCTCCTTAGTTGAATATTGTATTTATTTATACAATATCATGGCTCAAACATGAGATTTTTACAAGAATTTTTTATTAATACTCTCCGTCTTTTCTAAACCAACCACTTCCCTTGTACTCTACACCAGGTGCGCTTTTGATTACTTTTTTAAGATTTCCTACTAAACAAAGAAAACATACTGTAGGATCTGGATCACTCATTTTCTTTCGAATCTCAAACGCACACTGACACGATTCACATTGATAATCATATTTTGGCATAATTCACCCCTCACATGCAAGACAACCTTCACCATCAGCTATGGATTTTAGATCAATTTCTTGAATGATATTTCGTTCAATTTTCTTACTCACTTTATCAGCTTTACCGATCTTTTCTGAACGGCAATAATAAAGAGTTTTTAGCCCCTGTTTCCAAGCAGTAAAATGTGTTGCATGAAGATATTTAATATTCACATCTGGTCTAAAGAAAAGATTAAGTGACTGAGCTTGGTCAATATACTCTTGTCTATCTGCGGCGTGTTGAATTACCCACCGCTGATCAATTTCCATTGAAGTCTTGAACACATCTTTTTCCCATTCAGAGAGATTTTCTAGATGCTGAACCGAACCATCATTCGCAATAATTGAAGACCAAATGTCTGCCATTTCTTGTTCATTATGATCATGATTTCCTATCTTTTCCCACAGTATCTTATCAAGAAATTTATTCTTCACAAAAGAAGAACCAGAAAGAGTATCTTGACGATATGCATTTGCTCTATATGGTTCTACTGAAGGAGAAGTATTGCCCATGATAATGGAACTTGATGCATTTGGTGCAATAGCAGTCATATGAGAAAATCTACGACCAGTACCTGTAGCATCTGGAGCTTCACCTCTTTCTGCACCAAGTTCCAAATTTGCTACATCCAATGATTCTCTGATGTGCTTAAACATTTTTTTATTTTGCCCCACAGCCATTGCAGACTCCCAAGGAATCATCTTCGACTGAAGGTAGGCATGGAATCCAAGAGCACCGACACCAATCGAACGCTCACGACTAGCAGAAAAACGAGCCCTATGAATAGCATCAGGAGCATTGTCAATAAAGTATTGTAACACATTGTCCAACATCTCAACAACAT